ATCCTATTGCAGCCATGCCACATCGGCACTTGTATGTATTTTTATTTTTTAATTAAGGAAGTTAAGAGGGGAATAGGTGGAAAGAAAAAAAACACGATTTTGTGTTATTAGATTTATAAGGTTTAGAAAGAGCTAATCAATTTAATTTCTGTAAATTAAGAACAATTTTAAAATAATGATATAACCCAAGGAGATGTATGCGGGAATTTTTTCATTTATCTTTAGAAGACAGAAAACAAATTGAAAATGCTTTTCAAGCTGGAAAAACTCTTGGACAAGTTGCCGATGAGTTAAATAGAAGTAAAAATACTATCATCAAAGAAATAACAAGAAATTATTGTGCTGAAACAGCACAAAAAAGACATGATACAATTAAATCAAAATCATGTCGTGAAAATGCTAACAAACGACATAAAAAACAAATAGCTTCAGAAAAATTTGGTGAAGAAAGTTTTAATAAATATTTTGAAATGTTTCAAGAAATAAAAAAATTTCTAAACCAAAACACCCCTAATAAAAGCCTTGCAAAACCCAATTAGTTCTTTGTGGTCATCCGGCAAAGAAAGCTCGTTTTCTATTAATTTGTTAACGGTTTCTTTGTCGGGTATACACCAAACAAACCTTAAATTTTCATCTTTTGGGTTATACCAATATAAAGACAGGTCATAAGCCGGGCTTGGTCTTGTTTGACGTGTATAAAACTGACTTCTAATAACGTTAGTCATTGTTCTTTCACGTCTATTTTGGACGCAAATATAAAATGGTTTCTCTTTGCCATATTTATTTTCACCATCTTTAGCCGCTTGAATTAAATTATCGATGTAATTTTTTTGCATTTCTCGTTGGGTATCGATAACGCTTTGATTCTCATCGCCTTTTTCCATTAGACGGAGAGCGGCTTGCCCAACTGTTTCTTTAACTTCGGATGTCATTTAATACCCATTAACAATTTAAAGGCTTTTTTTGCTTGAGCTGGAACCACTGAGTTACCCAATGCTTTACTTCTGTCCACCCTATAGGATATAACATCATCCATTCCAAGAAATGGGGGTGGACTTTCTTCCCTTTCGTTTGATATTTTATATTCAAACTGGCTGTTAGATCTGGACTGTTTCTTTTCCTCTCGCAAGGGGAATCGTTTCTTTTGCTGTCCGAGGCTTTTGGTGTGGGCAAGCAAAAACCATCTTTCTCTTTTGTGTGTAGCTCCAACGCTTGCAGCGGATATAACACACCATCTACAATCATACCCCAACGAGGCAATTTCTCTAACAATGCAAAGCCCTCCACGAGAGGTGATAGCAGGGACGTTTTCAAGAAATATGAATTTGGGCTTGATTTCTTCGGCCAAGCGCAAGATCTCGAAAAATAGTCCGCTTTGCTTTCCTTCCAAGCCATCTCCAGATCTTGCAATACTGATGTCTTGGCATGGAAATCCACCATAGATAATGTCGATTCCTCGAGGTAAACATCTTGCTTCAAGTGTTGTAACATCATCCCAAATGGGGGCTTTTCCAATGCTTCTATCGGATATTCTAGATAGCAAGACCGCTTGACAATAGGGGTCAATTTCACAGTAAGCGATGGGTCTAACCCATTCACTGAGGGCGAGACTAATTCCTCCAATTCCGCTAAATAAATCCAAGCCATTCATTAATACTTATCAGCTTGTTTCCTCATGTCTTTTATCATTTTTTTATCGGCTTTGAGATTTTTCATTCCCGATTTCATTTCTTGCTTTTCATGTTTCAAAACTTGATTGGCTATCTTCTTGGCTTTCCCATTCGGGCGAGGCATAACAGGCATATGTTGGAACCGTATATTGTATTTCGATATTCGAAAAAGTTAATAATGTTTCTTGGGTAAGAAATCCCTTGTTGACACGAGATAAAGTAACAAAATCGCCGCTTTCGAGTTCCTTCTCAATTGCGGCTAGTAGACTTTCGTCATCCTCTGATTGATGATCCATTAATACATATAACCAGGACGATGTGACTTTAATTTCTTAGTTGTGAAATTAGTGTCATTATCAATTCTTGTCATAGTGTCATCAATATAGGAGTTATCCGAATAACTAGGCTTAGGATAAGCCTTCATTTTAGCTTCGGTGGGCATATTGGCAAAATTACCTTTACCCATTGATTTATTTTCTTTCATATTCACCTTTTTTAAACTGCATTTAATGCAGCCATTCCAGATTTTGAGGATTTTATGTCTGTTTTCTGGCTGTCTTCTTTAATTTCAGCCATTAATTTCATTGATTGTATGACCTCAAGAAGACCTTTTACTTGATTGAGATCCATCTCTTCTAATTGTTTCATGGCCTGTAATTCGTGGAGAACCCCTAATGAACGATCTTTTTCAGCTTCAGCTATCCTTTCAATGGCCAATGCCTTATTTTCTTCAATTCGGGCAAATCTTTCAGCACCTAGGCCAGTATTTGCAACTGATTTGGCGTTTAGGTCTTCTATTTGAGCTTTTAAAAGCTCGATTTGCATAGCTTCGGCGGTTTGTGTTAGCTCTTGTTGTTTTTTCTCTTGGCTTTCGATAGCTTCCGTAAGCTGCTTTTTATTTTGTAGGGTGCTACATTCAATAAGTACGCTAGTAGGAACAGGAATTCCCCTTTCACGTAAGTCAAGCAATTGAGCAAAATTAAGCTGCTTTTGTGTGCTGGTGTATAAACCTTCTTCAACAACGCAATCAAACTTTTGAAACGCTCTTGTGTAAAACTGGTCAGTCGGTTCTTCATTGATAATTCTCTTTATTTTGCCCGGTGTGAAGTTTTCTTGTATTAGCGCTATGGAGATCTTGCCTAACTCTTTTTGTGCGAAATTAAGCTGGTCAAATAAGATCTGAAGGGTTGTTAAACCTGCACCCTGCCGAAGCATTGACAAAATACCCGCTTTATCATCAATTGCCGATCCTAATAGCTCCTCATTAACGCCAGATATTTCTTGTATTTCACGACCCAATAGCTCGGATAATTGAAAAAATGAGGGAGGCACTTGAGGAGGAGGAATTGGTTGAACATCATCCATTGAAGCTTCTTGCTTTAAAGCATAGCTTCTACCCGGACCTGTCAAAAACGCATCTTTTGGGTTTACAAGAGAATCTTCTTTGTATTTGACCCCTGTCAAAACCACCGATTCGAGCATATCGCATTCAATTATGCGTTTCCTGTTATAGAGGTACTGGGAATCCCGAAGCCCCCGGACCACCCCAGTGCATCTCCAAGGAAAATAAGGAACCTGCGGTTCATAATAAGCAAGCACAGGGACATGTGGGAATCTATCAATATTTCCCATTGGGTTTACGCCGTTATAAAAAGGCTTACCGTTTACAACGATAGCAAGCTTTACCGTTGGCTGTTGATAATTGATAACTTGTATTTGAGGAAAACGGTATTTGTATAATTCTAAGTTTTCATCATCGCCTTTCCATTCAATAGATGCCCCTGTTTCTGAATCAACAAGCATTTTTTTGGTGCGGTAATCCATGTACCAAAATTCGTCAAAAGACAATAAATCTTGCATGCCATAGTTATAGGCTTCAGGCTCAAACTGGAATTTCCCATCACGCCATCCTTTAGCGTGCATTGAATCAACTTCATCTTGTCTTTCAGGAAAAATGCTTCTTAATTCCGTTTTAGATAGCCATTTCCTTGTCCAAATAAAGCGACAATCAGATAAATCTTTCTTTTTAAAATAAGGATCTATCATGAATTGATTGTATGACAGATTATCAACCCGAATATCACCATTAATGGGGTCTTGGCGGTAATCCATCCATACGGATAATAGATTCATGCCTGTTGTGATAGCACCTTCAAAAGCTTCAGAAATTGTCTCTAGGATATTTCCTTGCTGATTGGCCCAAAATAAAACCTTTGATAATTGATCTGAGGTATCTTGATCGGAATTTTCTACAGGAACAACAACACTAGATAAACGGTGTTGCCTTTGATAGCCTGTAATCATGTTAATGACACGGCGGATGCGGTTAAAATTGAACTGACGCCGTCTAAAAGCTGGAAGATTGCCGTAAATATCATTCCAAAGGGTTTGATCGCCTACTTTGAAACGAGTGTCAATATCAGCCTCTGACCAATAGGCTTGATTGATCGTGTAGGCCATGGAATAATAATAATCCATTAACTTGAGGATATCGTTATTACCATCGACATAATAGGTAGTATCAAGTTGGGGAAGGAGTGCGCTCATTCACTAGGTTTTTATTTTTATCCTAGGAGAGCTATCTATTAGAGATTAATAAAAATGAGGTAAATGTAAAGCCGCTTTACATCACACTAAATTGAAATTGTTTTCATTAATTTTTTTTTCTGATAGCTTTTCAATCTCAATTTTAATCTAAGGTTAATTATGGAACTACAAGAACACAAAATGACGCCTGAAATGACTAAATTTTTTACAAAATTGTTAGATATCAAAAATTTTGTGAAACAAAAATATGACGAAACTCAAGATGAGACACTAGAAGAAATCTACAAAAAGCTTCATGAAATCATCAAAGAAAAGGGCGAATAATGAGAGCTTATCTATTAGCGATGCTATTGATAGCTTCAAGCGTTGACGCTTGTGTGACTATTGATAAAGAGAAAGGCACATACACAATTGATAAAAGCGGATGTGTAAGCCGATAGTTAAAATGCCTTGGAAACAAGGCGTTTTTTATTTTTTTTTCCATTTAATTACGCCTATCACAAATCCATCCGTAAATTCTGGGCCACAACTCCAATCTTCACTTATTTTGTAATAATCTAAAATTGATTCTTCAGGATCGGCAGGAATTTCTTTTTTTAATCTATATTCTCCAACTATAAATTGAAAAGTAGCTTCATGCCATGCTGGTTGTTCGTCCATGTCTTCTTTACAACAATGAGTATGATGCCCAAAACATAAAACTTTTTGACCATTGTTTGGAAGGGCTTGATTAACGTAATATTCTTTTTCGTTCATTTTTTATTCTAAATTATATTGTTCTTTGATTCTTTTAATGACAAATTCAAGTTTACAATTTTCTAAAAGCCACATATCAGCTTTTTTTGGGAAATTAGAAAGTGGGTAATCATTACTTTCTTCTTGCGGTTGGGGATATAAATATCTGATTAACTCGGGCCGTGTTTGCACAAGAAAAACGTGTAATTCATTCCATTGTTTTTTGCTTCCGTAAATTTTATCAATATAAGCCATTAAACTTCCTCATAACCCTTCCAATCGTATTCAGGAAACTTGTCTTTAAAC